CAGGGTAGGGCACCGGCCGGGGGAGACATCTTGGTCAACCCCCGGGCCGTTCACCTATCCCACATCCAGCGGAGTCACTCACCGGAATGGTCATAGTCTAGCGCCCCAACGAGCGCCTTGCAAGGACTAACTGAGACGTATGCTGTCTTGTAACCTTGCCGCCTCCACTTCCATGCGAGGTAGCGGGCGAGGGGTTTCCAGGTGCAGCGCGCGTCAATGTATCGCCACTTCTTGGTCACTTCTTCCTCCTGCATGCTCCGCAGATGGCGGTCTCCGCTCCGACTTTCCAGCCGAGGGTGCGGGCCGTGGTTTTGATGGTGGACTCGACCGCCACCCAGGGCTTGGTGCGCGGGTGCGCCTGCTCGATGCGGGTGATGCCGCACTGGGTGCATTCGATGCGGGCGATCCACTGGGTGCCGTGGGGCTTGATGTCTACCATGTGTACCTTTCTAGCTGGGCCATGCGCGCATCATCCATGCCTGAGCCTTGCTGATTTCCGTGTTTGTGGCCGCCCATTGCTCGTAGTGTTCGGCGCCTGGGCCGCCGTATGTTGGGTGTGTTGTGGCTTCTACCTCGTCTAGGATGAGCCAGCAGTCCGGGCAGTACCGGAGGGACCAGTGGTAGGTTCCATCCTTCCAGGTGTCCCTCCGGTACATGAGCCCTTGCCTGATTGTGGTGAAGCAAGCGTCGCAGATGACATGTCCCCTGGAGTGGGGGTGTGTCGTCTTGCGTTTGAGGTGCACGTCAGAATGGTGCGCCAGCCTGTGCCCAGGGGTCGCCCTGCTGGCCGCCCTTGGGGGCGTTGAAGGATGCCTGCTGCTGACCGCCCTTGCGGGGGATGACGCCACGGAAGCGGGGGAACTTCACTTCCAGGCTGGTGCGCCGCTGGCCGTCGTTGCCGTCCCATCCGCGCTGGATGAGGAGGCCGGTCACGGTTACCTTGTCGCCCTTCTTGAGGGTGTCGGCGAGGTGGCCGTGCTGCTCACCCCAGAAGGAGGCGGTGACCCACAGGGGGTCTCCGTCGTCCTCCCAGCTGCCGTCCTGAGTCTTGCGGGATGCGGTAGCGGCGATTCGGAGCTCGGTGATCTGCTGTCCGGACTGCGTGTACTTGACCTCAGGGTCCTGGCCGAGGTTGCCTTCGACGGTGATGTCGCATGCCATGGTTAGTTTGCCTTTCGGATGGGGGAGAAGAGCTTCTTGATGTCGTGTTCTTGGACGTAGATGGTGGGGTCTCCGACGAATCGGAAGGTGGGTGTCTTGCTCTTCTGGATGTGTCGGTCGAGTGTTCGGCGGGTGATGCCGAGCATGTGGGCCGCCTCATTCTTACTGAGGTAGCCGGGGATGGTTTTCATTGGTTTCCTTTCAGGAGTCTGGTGAGGTCTCCGAGTGTCATTGTAGCCCATTGCTGGCCAGGCTTGGCAACCCCGTGCCGCTTGTGGACAACGATGCCGACGAGGGCGCCCGCGTTCTCAGCTTCAACCCGGGCTTCGCGCGTCCACTTCGGCAGGTCCATGCGTGCCACATCCTTGCATTCGATGACGATCTTGTGGTCGCCCATACGGACGTTGGCGATGTCGCCCTTATCCTTGGCCCCAGCCTTAGGGGCGCGGTCAATCCTGTCGTCAGCCAACTCCTCGGCAAGGTAGTCGGCAACCACTCTCTCAAACCGCGCCCCTGCAGCCTTGGCGCTCTTACGAGTCCTCGCCACGAATACCGCCTAGATGGGTGACAGCTCGGTTCTCATCTCTCACGTTCTCGTAAGCCGTCCTCCACCTCTGAGCCGAAGTAAGGAGTCGCGCATTCTCCATGGCGAGCACCTCGCACTGGCCACCCTTATAGACTGCGTACACGAGCGCCGCGAACGCGATCAGTAGCGTAACCGTGAGTATAGCGGTCATGACTTCTCCTTGGGGGTGTAGGCAATGGTGTACGGACCCCATATCTTAGCGAGGTGCGCCTCCTGCAGCCCATAGGCACATACCCAGTGAGTGGTGCCGCGTTGCCAGGAGTTGCCCTGGCAGTCGATTACAATGGTGCCGGGCGGCAGTTCGCTGCCGTTGCCGGTATATTCGCGCGAGCGGGAGCTCTCACACTCTTCGAGGGGGGCATTATGTCGATCCTCCCCCACACCCTTATCTCGGGCCTCGACCCCTAGATCGCCGATGTGCTTTAAGAGAAATATGACGTCATGCACGGGCGTATCCTGGGGCAATTCGCTAGGTCGATACCCCTTGCCCCGCTCCCAGTTGTCCACTCGGGTCCGAATCCGCTCTAGGCGGTCCTGGACGTCCTTATCGTCGGCGGTCATTTCGCCTCCTTGAATCGCAGTAGCCAGGCGATGGCGAGGCCGCCGACCTGGGTGACCTCAGAGATGAGGTCCAAGTTGTGACCGGTGTCAGCCTTGTTGTCGTAGGTGAGAGCGGCGCAAACCTCCCCGACCTCCTCGGCCAATGCGTAGAAGCGCGACTCGTCCGTGTGCTTGTCGCTGTCGAGCGTCATACCGGGGTGCTTCGCGACAGCACGCTCATACTCGGCGGCGAAAGCAGCAGCGGGATCGCCAACTCTGAGCTGCTGGAGCATAGCCGTCGCCCCAGCAGCTATATTAGTGAGGCAGTAGTGCGCCTCACGTTCGGTCTCGCTTTCATCCGCGCCGTCGGCGTTTTCAAGGATCGCAACTTGAAGCCAGCCCAGCATTGTGTGCCAGCGCCCAATGATGTGCAGGCGTCGCTCGTTCTTGCGATTGCATGCCGTTGTGATCTTCTTTGCGAGATTAGAGAATGCAGTCATTTGTTCCTCTCGTGGAGACATTCTCGGCCTCCGTCATCTTTCAGTAGGTAGGTTCTTCCATCCCAGTAGATGACCGGAATGCTCTCAGGGTTGGTCACGAACTGGGGCACGTTAAACCCCGTGCGCCGCGCCTCATCCCTGTTCTGCTCGATGTGCCCGTGACAGCCCCGCACCCCATCCCCGCAGAGGAGGATAAGGTTGCTGGGGCTGTTCGTGTTGGGGGCCTTACTGCCCCCCATGCCGCGAGCCCTCCTGTGCTGGATGCTCATGGGGCCGTTACCGGCGTGCCGACCACAGCGGGCACACCGGTAACCGTCCCTCTCGTACACGAGCTCCCTTGTTTCCTGGGAGGGCCCTGTTTTCCTGGGAGCCCCCTTTCTACGCATCCCCGCCCTCGATTTCGAGGAGGCTGATGTCGCCTGTGGAGATGAGGTCGCGGATAGCCTCCTCCTGCGCAGTTGAGAAGCGCACCGAGATGCGCGGGTCACCATGAACAACCTCTACCCCGTCGGGGACCTCCCCGGTCTGCTTGATGAACCCATCCAGGGATGCGGCGGCCACAAACCATGGGGCGGGTACCTTGTGTACGGCGTCAGGCTTGTTCCACTCGAGCCAGGCCACGAGGGCCTTCTCGTCTACCACCTGGTAGCGGGGCTGTGGTGCGCTGACGCTCACCGTCCCCACCTGGAGGCCGTCGATCGTTGGCTTGGATGTGTCGCCCGGGGGCATGTACTCCTCAAGTTCCTTGAGGGCCTTCTTCTTCTCCTGGGAGGCCACCTTGGCAATGTGCGCCGCGATGGCCGCCCTGCGGAGTGCGTTCTCTTTGCTCACTGGACCTTTCCTGCCCCGTAGTTCTGTGCCAGCCACGCCCTGAGCATGTCTGGGTTGGCCTTGCCGCCTGCTGCGAAGTACTCCTCGCGAACCTTGTCGCCGTCCAGGTGGTGAGTGGCGCAGAATCCGTCAAGGATGGTTCCGCACTGCTCAGCCGCTGTTCTCTTGGGAACCCCCTGTTCCGCTGAGAGGGGGGTATTCCGCTGGGAGCCCCTGTTCTCCTGGTAGGCCCCTGTTCCGTTGGGAACCCCCCTCTCGTAGGACTCGCTGTCGGGGTCGGGCTCATCTGTGGGGATGGTGAGCGCCTGGAGGAGGAACGTCCTGTAGGCGACGCTCATTGCCTTTGGGATGGCCTTGTCGCCGAAGTCCATGGCCTCGGCGGCGACCTTCCCGTGGATGCTGTCTCCCGCTGGCCCGTAGACCCGGTAGGTGACCTTGATGACCACCTCTGCGGTCTGCTTGCCGCTTGCTGTGGTCCCGTTGCTGCGGTGGACCTCTACGTCCTCTGGGAGGATGGTTACTCCGTGCTTGCGGAGTGCGGGCCCAACAGCGTTAATTACCGCATCAATACCACGGAAGTTGAATCGCTGCGCCTGATTCTTGCTGTCCTTCCTGACTGCCTGAACTTCCGCCATCACCTTGCTTAGCGCCTGGTGAACTGTCATCTGTTCTGCCATCTGTACTCCTTTCTTGGGAGGCCCCTATTCTCTTGGGAGGCCCCTATCCTGCTGGGAGGCCCCTATTCTCTTGGGAACCCCCTATTCCGGGAAGCTACTTCGTGGACGCCACCAGCGACCCAACAGCCATGATCGCGTGCCCCAAAGTCGCAACCTTGTGAGTGACACCCCCGGCAGTCACCGCGGTCCTGCCCCCGATCGGAACGATGGTGATGGTCTCCGACTCCGCCGTGGTGATGCTGTACGTGTCACCGATGCGCCGCACCTTGAGGCGCCGGTCGAACGCCGTTATGCGCCCCTTAAATGAGTCATGGAAGTTGTGGGCGTTCGCTTCGGCGAGCGTGTCTGCGATGACGACCTCGTCGCATTCGACGTACCCCCAGAGCCGATCCGGCTGGTCTAGCTTGCGGACTGTCCACCAGTCCGGAGTGAGCTCCGCCGCGGTAGCCCCGAGCACCACTACGTGCCCCATGGGCGTGGGCGAGACATGCATGCGTGCATGCGGCCACATTCGGGCCAGCTGGTTTGCGACGTCCGTGACGTCAACGTGCGTGTTCATGGTGAGTGTTCCTTCCGCGTGTGGGGTTAGTGCTGCCGGATGTATCGGGCAGGGCTGAATGGCTCGGGCACGTACAGCCATGCTGATAGGCGCTTGAGCTCTGTGCCGAGTAGGCGAGTGTCGCCGTCCTCGAGGTGCCACCAGGGGCCGTGCTTGACCCATGGCTCGTGTAGGTCGTTGTAGACGGTGGCTCCGTCGGGCATGCGCCGCATGTCGGCGTGCGTGATGAGTCGGTGCTCGAGTGGTGCGTCAGCTGGCACGATTCTCCTCTGCCTTGATGGCCCGCTCGAGGTAGGCAATGGCCTTGCGTAGGTCCTCTACGCGCTTGCTCGCATCTCCCTTGCGGCCGAACCGAGTGAGGTACTTCCCCGCGTTCCAGAGATGCGGATTGTCAGGGAAGATGGCGTCCAGTAGGTCCCAGGACTGCAGGTTGGCAGTGAACAACGGCGCCCCGTTGGTAGCCAGCGCTTCACCTATCCACGTGTAGTGGGTAGGGGAATCATGAGCCCCCATAGCGTTTCCTTTCTAGGCCCCGCACCTTGCGGGTCGCCTATGGGCCACCTAGACCAAATCGGATCACAGCAAACCTCTAGCGTTATCAGCAACTAGTAGGGCGGTCTAGGTGACTCATAGGCGGGCAGACTGTATCGACTACGCGAGGCGGCGCCGTGCGTGCGGTGCCTGCCACCTATGGCCTTAAATCTCTATGTAGTTCTCAACCATCGTGCGCAAGCTTTATTCAGCGGCTGGCCGCGTTTCTACTGCGCTATGTCCTCTAGGTGAGGTGGCGCGGCCACGACACTGCGTGGCCGACCATCCCGACTAGGCGGCTTGTGCCCGCTCGAGCGCAACCTCGAACGCGTCCCTAGCGAACCGGACTGCAACGTCATCATGCCCGCTCACGTCACCATTCGAATACACCTGAACCCGATTCCCATCCTTGATTGCGGCCAGGCCGCCGTAGGTGAGCGCCTCCCGGATGGGGTAGACGTGCCAGCCGCTTGAGCCGAGCATGTCAGCCAGCGCTGCAAGCGCCTTCGCTCGACGTTCAGCATCGGTTAACAGCTGAGTCATCACGTCGACACTAGTCCAGTCCTGGCTACGCACAGCCATATACTTGATGTTCAGCGAATCCATTGCCGTCACCTGGGCTACCGCTTCGCGTCGCCGCGTCCCCAGAATGTTCCTTACTTCCAGGTAGTGTGTCGGATTAGCAGCCACCCATGAGGATGATGCGGGCTTACTCTCTCCCGTGGCTGCGTTGAATGCTAGTCTCACGCGCTCACTTACAGTGCTCATGGTTTCGTTCCTTTCGGTTCGCTGCGTTCAGGCGTCGGCAATGTAGAGGATGGCTGCGTCGATGCTCATATCCCCGCACACCCAGCGCTCACCACCATCGTCGTCCACGCGATAGATGTCCACGAAAATCGCTGGCTCGCCGTCCCACGAGAGCTCGGCGGTGACATAGGCAAGCTGCTCCCCCTCAGCGAGGGATACGATGTACTGGCTAGTGTTCGGCGAAGTAATGGCCTCAAAGTCAATGGAAGCCGCGTCCAGCGCGAACTCAAGGTTATCCATCGCTGAATCAAGCACATAGGCGAGACGGTCCTCGGCGGTGACCATGGTGATTCTCCTAATGTTGTGGGTGAGTTTCGTGCCCGGCGGGGGAATCGAACCCCTGCTACAACCATTCGGGCTACCTGAGAGTGTCAGGAGATCGCGTACAGGACCGCGGCGGCAACGTCACCCTGCGACCAGCAAGTCACGTCACTCACGGCGTCAACGTCGATGACACGGATGGGCGACTCAGGGTCGTAGTCCTCAACGAGGGCCACGTTGTCATGCTCGCTAGTGGAGACCTTAGTGAGGCGGTCACCCTGGTCGAAGCGAGCCTGCCAGTGGAGGCGCTCCACCAACGCCTCCCAGTCGTCGTGCTCGAAGTCGGTCGCACCGCAGAGCACCGACCACGCCTCATCCGGGGCCTGGTAGGCCAGCTGAGCGGACTCGAGAACCGCCTCGAGGTCGGCCATGGTGACCAACTCGGAGAACAGGGGGTGCTCCGTGACGGTGAACTCAAGGTCGGAGTCAACGGCGGCGGAGATAGTGACGTCGTCACTGCCGTAGGAGAGGCGCATGTCCATCTCGCCGTCCAGCGCGTCAATCTCGAAGTCTCCCGTGTATCCGACGGCCCACGCCTTGCGGGCCAGCGGGAAGGCCAGGAGGGCGGCCGCCTTGTCCGCGTCGCTGGGGATGGCCACCAGCTCCCCCCCGGCCCCGCCAGGTCTTCTAACCGGCGGGCGGCGGTGCTGCTCTACACCGTAGGCGGGGGTACTACGGGCATGAGCGCGGGGTCTTCAAATTCTTGGACCTGGCGGTCGAATTCCCAGACGCGGCGCAGAGCGCAGAACTTGTACCAGTTGCGTTCGAGCACGGCGGGGTTTGCCTGCTGCGGCAGCACCTGCGTTTCGCCGAGTGCCACGCCCATGAGGACGGGCGCGTCGCCGTATTTCCAGGGTTCCCAGGTGCCTTCGTCGGGGTCGACGATGGATTCTTCGGCTTTGAGTCCGGCAACGAGCTGCATGACGACTTTTTCGTCGAGTGCTTTGACGCGGCCGCGTTTGTCGGTGCCTTTGGTTTTGTAGTCGATGATGCAGGTTCGGCCCGCGATTTCTGCGACGAGGTCGAGGGTGCCCGCGTAGCCGACGGTGTCGTTCCAGATGGTGACTTCGGCGGCGAGGGGGCGGGGTTTGAAGGCTTCCCACCATTCGTCGAAGCGGTCGGCGTAGGCTTGTTCGCCGTTGATGATGAGCTGTTCGCGGCTTTCGTCGAGGTTGTGTTCGCGTCCCATGGCGCGTAGGGCGACGGCTTCGGCGTAGTTGTGGACGCGGTCGCCTCGGGCGGCGGCTGCGTCGCGGTATCGTTCGGAGGCGCTGGCTGCGGCGCGGATGATGGCGGATTTGAGGCCGTGGGGGCCGGGGGCGCGGGGCCGGCAAGGGGCTCGGGATCCCCACGGCCCTGGCCTACGCCTCGACCCTCTTCGCAGGCTTCCTCACCTTTGCGGTGTGCGCTGCCACCTTCCCCCGACTGCTCGCTGGGACGACCTTGAATGCCGACAAACCCGGGTCGGATCTGAGCGCTTACTTCTCGGTGCCGATGCCGCCGGCCGTTGAGGTCATGACCGCCCTGCTGCTGTCCTTCGTCCTGGGCATCGGCCTGTCCATGGTGCCCCGGGGGGTGCTGCGCAAGGGCTTCATCGAGTTCCGGGCCATCATCACCCGCGTCATCGAGCGGATCATCGTCCCGCTGCTGCCCCTGAACATCTTCGGCACCTTCCTCAACCTCACCTATACGGGAGACGCTGTTGTGGTGATGAAGGCGCTCCTGCGGGTCGTCGTCGTGGTCCTCATCCTCGAGGTCGTCATCCTGGGCATCCAGTTCCTCACCGCAGCACTCATCGGTCGCCGCAACCCGATCAAGGCACTGCTCACCATGCTCCCGGCCTACCTGACGGCTCTGGGCACCTCCTCATCCGCGGCCACGATCCCGGTCACCTTGCGTCAGACGAAGAAGAACGGCGTCTCCGACGCGGTGGCCTCCTTCACCGTCCCCCTGTGCGCCACGATCCACCTGGCGGGGTCGACCTCGAAGATCTTCGCCTTCGCCTTCGCGATCGTCCTCACCCAGGGCCTGCACGTGAGCACCGCCCAGTGGATCGGCTTCATCTTCATGCTCGGCATCACGATGGTCGCGGCCCCCGGCGTCCCCGGCGGTGCCATCATGGCGGCCACCGGTCTGCTCAGCTCCATGCTGGGCTTC